GAAGGCAAACTATCCTTAGCAGCAAAGTTAGTTGTCTTTGTATAGTTGCTCATATTGTTTTACCCATAAGTGCTAATACGTTGATTTCTTGGAGAGATAAAGCAAAACCGTTTATTTCTGCTTCAAGACCAATAGTAATTACTGTACCGCCGCCTGTCGTGTTAACAGGTGGTCTGGTTGTTGTTTCTCCTCCAGTGAACTCAGAAGCAGCGGAAGGAGTTAAAGTATCTAGGTCTGTCCATTCTCCAGAGATGTAAACATAATAATTTTTGTCAGTAACATTTACGTAACTATCTCCGTTTAAGACAGCGCCGCCTCCAGAACCTACAGTCGGAGGAGCCGGGTCAACCTCGTTACCGTCATCATCATAGGTTGGAAACTCACCCAAGTATTTATTAACCACGACAACCCCATCTACAACAGATGAAGAAATACCGTAAGACGATAATTCAGAATATGCTGGATACTCTGAAGCTGGTTCGTTAAAGTAGTACGGAACCTGATTTCCAACGGTAAACTCTTGCGTACTATACGTTGTACCAAAGTCGTAAGCCCACTTAACAAACACTGTAGCACTGTTAGCGCCTACCAGCGTAGGACGTAGCTTCTTTAGGAACTTAACCTTAGACGGATCACCAAATGTCAATCCGGGACTGTAATACTTAAAACGGTACGCGCTGCCGTTGTCTGAATAGTTTGAGTATGTTCCAACGCCGTCAGCAGTGCCTATGTACAGTGTGCCGTCGCTGTGCCTCGTGAAACATTTGTACGAACTAGAAGGCCATCTTGTTACTCTGTATGCTCCATTCTCAAGCGTACCGCGAAGATCAAAACAGTACACAGTTTGCTGATCGGGGAACGCAATAAGATAGAAATAGTTTTCTGGGCTGTATACAGAACACGTAGGCTCTGTGCGGTTTTGAATTAACGAAATCAAGTCTTGTTTAATGTTGCGGCTTAAGTCTGTCAGAGGCATTGACTTTTCTTGGATGGTTCTTCCAAAGCTGCGGAGACCTGAGTGAGACATAAACAGCACATCTGTACCGATATGTTGAACGCTGTTGCGACAAATGCAACCAACACCAGCAACCGTATCGGCTAATGACATAGATGCAGGTGAGTCAGCGTTTTGGTAGACAAGGATGCTGTGATTACCGAATATAATTAACAAATTGTTGTGTGCAGCTAGTGCGCGTACTTCGTCAAAACCATCAGGCCATGCTTTAGATACGTCAATAGATCCGCTTGAGCCACCGCTAAAGTCAGTACCGTTAAGCAAGTCAGACCAATAGATAACATTAGCGTCAGTGGCGTTATCGACTACCCAAAGTCTTCCGTAAGCTGCGAGTGCTTCGTGACACTTCAAAGTTGATGCAGTAGCTGTACCATTAGCTACAGTAAATGTACGAAGACCTGTAGCGTTGTCGTACACTAAAGGATCATAACCGCGCTGGAAAAAGTACGCTTTGTCGTTGAAGTTTACAATTTTCCAGTTGTTCTGTGTGATTGTGTAGGACGCTGGCGTTTCGTCAACAAGCGTCGTAGTGCCTGACATTATCTTGTTATTGCCTGCGGTGAAGATAACATTGTTACCAGCACTGTCGTAAAAGTGATGCAGACGTTGAACGTAAGCAGAGCCTAGCTCAGTCTTATCTGTTGTTATAACGTCATTTCCTTTACGCGCTGCAATTCGTCCACGCTTGTCAATGATGGCGTTGTCAGCAATCTCAGCAAATGACGGGTCTTGCGCTAGTGGAGAATCTTCTGTGTTGATTCCCTTAAACGCAGGAGCGACTAAATTGATACTCTGAAGTGGTTGAGCCATTACGGTGTGTACCAAATAGTTTCGTCAGGGTGCTTCTGAGCATCCAGAGCGATAGCATCAGACAAGTACTTATCTGCAATACCAAAGTATTCTGGAGCAGACGTACCACCAGTTTCTCCGCGTTCTCGTGCAAGCAACGCAATAGCTAAATGTATAACAGGCATTGACGGTATTAACAATGTATCTACATCTGCGCTGAGATCGTCGTTACGGAAGATGCAGTTAAAACGTATTGTGTAAACGCCGTCAGGTTTTGGGTAAACATCTATCTGGGAGTCTCCAGATGAGTCAACTCCGTTGTACGTGTAATACTCTGGCGAGCCGCTAACGGGATCTTGGTTGAGATATTTATCGTCAAACCATGTAGCAGGACGGTACTCCATAAAAATATTATCAGTATCGTTGATGACGTTGAGCGCTTTAATTCTGTTTTGGCTTCCGGTAAGTACATAGTTAAAGATGTCAGCAGTAGTGGTGATAGTTAACGTAGTGCGAAGAGCAGACCAGTCCCATGCAGCTTCTACAATTTTTTTAGCGTCGTTAACAAAATCACCAACCATTTTACTGTACGTTGTGCTTTGAACAGAAGAAACTTCTTCTTCACGCATACGCCTCAAGACGTTGTTTACTAAGTCTAAATATGTCATCGGCTTCTTCCTGTAAACATGCCTTTGTTAATAATGCTGTCAAGTGCAGACATGTAGTCTGTTTGTCGGTTTTGTATAATTGACTGTATCTGTGGTGCTTCGTAACTGATTCCTGCCATGAATGGAGTAAACGAAAACGCAGATGCAGGTCTGGATGCCATCATCCCAGTGCCAACACCGTAACCGTCACCGTCACCGTCACCATCTCCGTCACCTGTGCCGTCACCGTCGCCTGTACCGTCACCGTCACCGTCTTTAGTCATTCCAGAACCACCAAAACCTAGTTCTTGTTCTGGATCGTCGCTTGGCTCAAAGTCTTTAGCAAGTTTTTCAAAGGCGTTTAACCCTTCTTCGCCGTCACCGTCAACTCCGTCATCACCGCCAGCGTCTTCAGTACCGTCTCCGCCATCGCCTCCGTCTTCAGTGCCGTCTCCGTTATCGCCTCCGTCTTCAGTGCCGTCTCCACCATCACCGCCAGCGTCTTCAGTACCGTCTCCGCCATCTGGTTCAGGCTCCGGCTCAGGTTCCGGCTCAGGTTCCGGAGCAGGCTCTTCATCTTTTGTCATTCCAGAACCACCAAAACCTAACTGCTGTTCTGGGTCATCAGTAGGTTCAAAGTCTTTAGCTATTTGTGCAAAAGGATCGTCTTCACCATCTTCTGTGGTGTCTTTATTAATATCTTCTTCTGGAGAAGGCTCATCATCAACTGGCTCTCCGTCTTCAATGTCAGCAGGACACGCCTTAAAAACACTACCCGTAGTTTTGTTACGAACCATGTAACAACCGTCAGGAGTTGGCTCAAGAATTTCATAGTTAGCTGGATCGCCGTCAACAACAACACCAGATTCTTCTACATCTTTTTCTGATTGCTCGGCTGCTTCTTCTCTATCTTTCCAGTTTTGCTCTGATGCTTCAACATCCTTTTGAGCTTCTCCTTGAATGTCTCCAGTAAAAACTCCTTGCTCTACAGCATCTTTTGCTTTTTGTTCAGCTTCTGCAAAATCTCCTTCATCTGTAGATGCAGATATATCTTTTTCAATTTCTTCTGCTTTTTCAAAGTACTCGTCTTCAGTTCCAATGTTTGGATCGTTAGGATTCCAGTCTTCATCATCTGGAACACCATCGCCGTCAGAATCTGTAGCTGCTTCTTCTTCTGCGCCACCGCCGCCTTCTTCAGTTTCTTCTTTGTTTGGGTCTTCTGGCGGTGTGTAAGTAATTTCTTCTTCAGGAACGGTAGCGTCTTTGTACGCCTCTTCAGATGTCATTCCACTCTGTGTGTCTGGCTTACCTGAAAACACCCAGCGATCATACCAGTCTTGCATGCTCTGACTAGCATTGCCTGACTCTACCTGTTCAATAATGTAGTCTCTGTTTTTCTGCCAGTCAGTTCTGTCGTCAGCAGGTGCAGTAACTTCAGTTTCTTCTGGGCCTAAGTAACCATTAACAACAGCATTGTACCAGTCTACAGCCGCTGGACTGTCAGCTAAAAAATCTAATTCATAGTTTTGAAGATCTTCTATTGTTGCTTCACCTGCTTCAATAGCATTTATTATATCTAAAATTTCTTGAATTTCTTGTTGACGGTATACTCTGTCTATGTCATCAGACTCTTGTGATGTTTCTTCATAGACAATACCAAGAAGATTAGTAATAAACTCTATCCACTCTAACGTAGTGCCAAATTCACTTCTGTAAGTTGTGTTTTTTTCTCTGAACTCGTCTTGGTTCATTACCGCTCCCTCGCTACGCCTTTAGTCTTTTCAAACGAGCGCATAGCGCCTAAGCCCAACATACCCATCAACACCGGCATCATCTC